AATGCCTTGGCATCAGCCATGAGCGTCTTAATTCCTCCTTGGATACACAATTTGGAAAGAATCTTCAACACACCCTTAAATGGGCCATCTGTAAGTAAACCTAAAAGTAATACACCTGCGCCTCCCAACATCGCCAATATACCCATAAGGATTGATCCCGGTTTGTTTGACGGAGGGGCTGGAATGGCTCTTGAGGACTGTCTAGGAGTGACTTTCTGTATGGAAGTCTTAATTGCCTTATCAGGTGTCTTTTTCTTCTGATATTCAAAAAATGTCTTGGCGAACAGGGAAGCGATTTCCGTGGTTCGTGTTCGCTCATTACTATTGAGTCTAGGATTTACCTTTTTATTGGGATCGGATGGATTACTACCCTGTAATACGTTCTTGTCTTCTATGGATTGCCCCTGTGGAACGCCAATGGTTTCATTGACCGTTTTCAGTAATCCTAAAATTTCTTCTAATAAAGCGACATTCACTTTATTATTTAATCATCATCTATAATACTTGAGATAGAACAAAAAAGAATCCCACATAAATTTAGAATATGCGATGGGATAATATAATTTATCAGTAAATCCGATTCCATATTTACCATTTTTATATCTTCCTATAAATTTCGGCGTTTCTCTCACAAAGAAGATATGTTTTTCCCACAAATATTTCATAATATTAATTATCAAAGAAGGACACATCAATGTCAAACGCTTTTTCCTCCCCATTGATCGTAACTTTCAGATGGGATTGCTCATCCTCCTTGAAAGCTTCAATATATTTGATGATTTCCTTATTGATTGATAGAGGTAGATTTTCCACAATTTTCACACGATCCTTCACGGGAGTATCGCCAAAAACAATCTCATTTTCTCCGAATTTTACGGATTTGATGAATTTTACAATTTCAAAAGTATAGATATTGCCAATGTTCTTACCTGCATCCTTATCCCCATCCTTTTTGAGAATTTCAATGGCATAATTAATAACCTTGTTCTCTTCCTTGAGAGTGGGAGTAGCCAGAACCACATCAACTACACCATTGATCGTCTTTTCCTTGGGAGATTTGATCTTACGAGTGCTTTGGATATTACTTTCAATACTACCCACTTCCCCATCCAGCTTCAGATCATTACCAAGGCTTTCTCCCCGAATCTTGAGAATCAGGGGCAGCTTATCCTCAACTTTAAGGGTGTCTGATTCCGTGTTTTCAATCAGAATATCATTAAGAATTTTCTGGAACTTGAGAACACCCACTGTTCCATCAGCTACGGTGGCGATGATGTCTTTCTGTTGTTTGAAAGTGAGGGGAGAGCAATCCACTTCCTTTTTAGTAGAAGCTTGCCATGCCTTGAATTTATTTGCCTTGAGTTCCTGAATGCTATCAAGGAATTGTTGAACGTTGTTTTCCATAAAATATACTTACACCGAAATCATTCTTTTTCAACCCAATTCCGGTGTTTTTTCCGAACTATTTTCCTGATTGAGCTTATCCACGAAGTAATCAACATCGCGCATGGTGGAATTCAGAAGGATATTGCCGTCTATTTTGGACGACAGATGGTAGATGATATCTCTATAGTAGTCATCTCCATACGGATGACACAGACCCCGTAGAAGTTCAAGGGGAGCATGTCCCATAAAGTTAATATTAATATTTTTCAGGGATGAATTGGTAAAACGAACTGTTTTGGATTCATTTTTGAGAAGGGCATTGATCAGAGTATTGTATGTGGATGCGGGAAGCTGTTCGATCAAGGCAGATTTATCCCCCACTTTGGCAAAATCCAAAACGGATTCTCCGTATTTCACCTTTCGGATCGTCTCCGATATGGAGAAAATATCGTAACCTTTTTTAAACAGGGGAGGAACATCCAATTCAAATTCCAGATTATCGGTTTTGATGATCAAGGGTTCCTTATCCCAATTTTCCAATTCTTTTATGAAATATGAAAGGGATACTTTCACGTTCTTTTCTTCCACCGTGAATCCCATGTCATAGGATACATCACGTTCCCAACATGTTAAAACATTTAAAAATTTTTCGTAAATGTTATCCCCCGAAAAGTTGTTGAGATAATCAATCAGGTAATCATCCTCATTTTCAGAGATTTCTTTAAGGTCTTTGAATTTGATTTTCACAATTGGCTATAATTTTCACAAGCAAATGTCACGCTCTTAATCGGGTAATCGGTGTTCTCGTAGTCCATAGTGAATCCCTCAACAGCGACAGGGAATGCCCGTTTGAATCTATATCCTTTTCTAAGCACTCCATTATTGGTATATTGTTTCACTGTGATAGTGGACTTGAGATTTACTCCCCGTTCTACCAGACCTTTGATACCAATGGCAATCTGCCAAGGACGAAAATACTCATGCTCCAAATCCTGTCTAGTTTCCAGAAAGTTGATGGAGAAGCTACGTGAGAGGAAATCGGCACGGGAAGTCATGGCATAACCGGGGAGGAAACCACCATAGGAATCTCCTGCCACCATAGGAGTGAAATTGGATGATTCTTGAGGAATTGTAACAGACTGAGCAGGGAGGATGGTGCCGCTCTTTGTCATGGCATTGGGAGCGATCTTGGCTCTCCAGTTCTCTCCCGCATCCGATAGAACACTATTGACCGCTGATTCCGTGACACCATCTATGGATACCGTCCATAAGACAGGAATGGATAGGCAATATTTAGCATCGCCTGAGAACGCCTGAAGGAAATCGTTGATTTGTGGACCAGCCATATGTTATTATTTAACTGGCTGTTATGATCAGACGTTATTATTCAAGTCCATTATAAAAATGGTATGCGAAAGTGGCAGTAAAGTTTAGAACTTCACCAGTTCCATCTGCAATTGAATATCCAATCTCTCCAATATCTCGTAAGGATGCGCCAACAAGTTCAATCGTTTTGATTGTTTCCAATGATCCACCACTTGTAACATTGGTTCCACGTTGACATGGGATTTGAAGAACATCTAAAGTGATAATTGACTCAAATCCCGGCATACATAAATTACCAGTAGTAGTATTATTATCAAATAAAGTTCTACTCGCATTTTCAAGCTTGGTGCGGATGTCAAGGGATTGATCAACGTAAAATTCAACACTCCATCCTTCAGCACCCGGATATGTTGATTTTCCGGGTAAATTGAATGTTTGTCCACTGAAATTGACTTGTTTATTTTCAATGTTACGTCCCGGTAGGGATGCACTACGAGCATAAATCAAATCTGTTTCCCCATTTAGGGATAATCCAGTGATGCTAATTTGTTTGATGCGGAATAGGAAGTCCCTTGCAAATTGCTTTTGGGAGGCTTGGTTAAAAAAGTTTTCAATTGTAGTTGCCATAATATTATTTAGCTATATGATTAGATTAACTCTTCAAAGTTGGCATCACTTCGGGTGGCGGTAAACGTTATTAATATGAATTCAGCGGTTCTCGTTGGTTTGATCAGAATATCAACCTTCAACTCATTGGTATCAATGACTTGTGGAGTATTATTCCTTTCGTCGCAAACAATCAGATAATCATAGCAACCACCGTTCTGCTTCGCAACTTCGAAGATTGGAGTAAGAACATTCACCAATCGAGTTCTGGTGAATTCATTGTTGGGTTCAAACACGAAGAATTGTGCAGCTTTCTTGGTGGGTCTTTCCAGAGCAAGGAACAACCTACGGACATTGATGCGATCAAATGCGCTTGGTTTGCGGCTCATGGTCTTTTGACCAAAGACAACCACACCTTGGGCTGGGGAAAACATGACAGGGTTGATGTTGATCTTGTAGAACTCATCACGCTGTTTCTGATTTGGATTGATAGCGATATCAAGGGCATTTGTCACCAGACCACGGGTGAATCCAGCAGGGGCAGACCATGGGAATTCCGCAGCATCGCTACGTGCCATGATAGCAGCTTGGTATCCAGAGAATGGAAGCCAAACCCTTTCACCTGTGAAATCATCATAGGCTTGCACCCAGTTTCCATAGGTGGCAGCATAGGAAGTGTTTTCCAATTCGAATTGGTGTCTTATAGCCCAATAAACATCTGTTTGGAAGTTCTTGGTTCTATCAGAAAGAATCTTGGTGTTTCTTCCAGTCACAAGAATGTGACGGATAGGATCAGCGATAAACATACAATCACCACGACCACCAGTATTGGAGGGGAGGTTACAGAAGTTCTCAAATTGGTTGAAGATCGCGCTGTAATTGGCACGAAGATCGGTTGCTACCGAATCGTAGAAAATATCTTGAGATGTTCTCAGGGAGTCCACCTTAGCCTTTAGCGCATTGCTATAAAGGGTGTCATCATAATATGCGGTTCCCGCAGCAGAAGCCATGGTATAAATTGTTCCAAGACCAGCTTCCACAACCACATCAATCTCATAGATTTCATCATTCTTGATGCTTTCCAGAGCGCGGTTGATCTTGGTAGGAACATTGCCGATGATCTTTTGAGTGATCTTAACAGGATTGTAAACACCCAGAGGATACAGGGCATTTGCGACTCCAACGCTTGCAGAAAGACCCGAAAGTGCAAATGTATTGGCTACTGTAAAATTAGCACTAAGAGAATTGCTAGTAAGAGGAGAATTAGTAGTGGTTACAACACCTAATGCAGCGGAGATGCTTGCATAGTTAGTGGCAAGCA